TGCGGACAATGTTCCAAAAGGATGGAGAATTTGTGATGGAACACAATTAGATGCTTTAGAATACCCATTACTAGCTGCAGAATTGGGTACAACTTATGGCGGTAGCATGACAGGAGAATTTCCAAATTACAATGTAGACGATAATTTTGTTATTCCAAACATCAGCAATCGTGCGATGATTGACTTGGAACCAGAGTATCTAGTTGACCCAAAATATCAGTATGGTCAGGGTGATGTATTGAACACTGTATTTGACTCTGACGGTAATAAAGTATCAGATATTATTAAAGATTTTGGCACAACTGCTGTTATTAAAGCAAACTATTCTGCAAATGCTGATATTGACTTTGTTCTTCCTACAGGAACAAACTTATCGGGTAAGTTCACTGGGATGGATATTAGCGATCCAGACTTTACTGCTTCAATTACAACACTGAATAGAAAACTTGGTATTAACCATAACCCAGGACACAATCACCCTGGAACTTTTGCTTCAGCATCTGCTGGTTTTATTGGTCCAATGTTGTTCACATCGGCTAATATTGAAATTAGTGGATCACAACCCGTATCCGAACCAAGTTGTTCTAGTTCTGTTATTTCAACTAATTATGAGTGTCAGTTACTTCCAAGTCAATCTTCGGCACCATCATGGCAGAATGGTAGAACTTTGATTGCTTTTTATGGTGACAATAACTATGAGCACACACTTCCAGTCATGGATAGATTCTATGACTTTGTAAGTGATTCTGGAAAAGATTATTGGTCAGAAGTTCCAGCACCAGACTGGCATGATGGTACTCCCACAAGAAATAGTCCAAATGCAGTTGCACAAACTGTTAACTTTGCTGGATCTACATATACAAGTCAATTCCCTTATGAACCAGTAAAAAACCATGCAAACAAAGCGTGGACTGGTTTGTTTCCTAAACCTCTTGATTTTGGAAACAGAAACAACTTCTATGGTTATGACAAAGGAACTTATAACAATGTTTTAAATAACCCAGAAAATCCTTCTACCTACTTCACTGTCAATGGAGTTAATGTTCCTCAGGGTGTAACAGAGTTTACTCTACCCATAGGAACTGACATTAGAACAACTAAACAATCACAAGCAAATCCAAGCATTACATGGTATGAATATAATAAAATTCACCCATGGCAATTAGTTGATGGTGAGCAGTTCGCGAAGGGAACATATATTACTGAAATTGAACGTGAAGGGACAGATGATAGTAATTACATTTACACAATTAAAATTTCTTTTGCAACCATTGCTGCAAGTAATAGTGCAACAGTAATTTTTAGAGAGGGAACTTGGCCAACATCTATGAGTAACTTTCATAGTCAAGATCCAGATGATTCGGCATTTACATCACATAATCATGGAACATTTGATATTCAAATGTCTCGTGGTTCTTTAAATGCTCCATTCACATTCCCTTTGAATGATATTAGTATTGGTAGTGTTTCTCCTGATAATCTAGATGATGCTCTAAATATTATTATAGACACCGACCAAGCGTCAATGAATATTGTATACCTAATCAAGGCATACTGATGGCAAAAGTTTACGCAGCAGAAAAATCTAAGTATGGAGACTTAACAGGTCAAATTATTATTTGGCCAGTTGAAGTTAATCCAGATATTGACTCTAGTTATATGAAGCAGAATCTACCTGCTGGATATTTGAGATGTGATGGAACAGTATATAATGTTATTGATTACCCTCAACTAGCAGCGATTTGTGGAGTTGGAACAACTGGAAAATTTGTTAGAAGAAATATAAATGGAGATGCTCTTCAATTTTTAACGGATGATCAGTTTGTAGTTCCAGATTTAGGGTCAAAGTATCCTAAACCAACAACGGGTCCTGACGCAGGTCAATATAAATCCGTTAGAAAGTTAAATCAGGCAGGACAAGAAATTTCCAGATCTGGTCTTGGTATTGAGGCAACAGCAACTCTAGGAACGAAGATTAATTTAACATATTCTGGTACATTTATCATTCCTTCACAAACTATTCCTTTGAAGGGAAAACCATCTTGGTCTGTAGGAACTCAGGCAGGAAAAGTCACAGATACAGAAACTGTTGATGCTAGTGCAATTGCTGGTCATATGCACTTTTTTGCTGGTGTTAGATCTAGACTTAAAGCAACTAACGAACTGGAGCTTTCTTCCCCAGATGTATATTATCCACCTACAGCAGTTGGTCAGGTTGGATATTTTAATGCTTCAACTGTTCCTATTGATGATTGGATGGATGCAACTAAACAACCAGGAGCTAGTAACTTCCCAGGAAATAATCAACCTCCATGTAGAGCAATTGGATCAAATAAAGTAGCATCCGCATATCAATATCAGTTCGGATCACCAGTTTTTGCTGACTCCACTGCATATAGCAATGCGTGTTGGAATAACGGGGGAAATCTACAAACAGAATGGTTCTACTATTGTCTGACTACAGAAGAGTGGAATAATTATCCATTAGGGGTATCAGCTTACGGTGTAAACAACTTAGTTCCAACATTCAAAAGTGGAACTCCTTCTGGAATCTTCGGTTGTTTATTCCAGCAATCTGGTAATATTTCTGCCAGTGGTGCTCAAAAAGATGTTGATGCAACATATATTTCTCCTTTTGCGCCTTTAAGTTGGAAAGATCAGTATTTAACTGACGTTGTGCCTCTAAATAGCACACAGGGGAATACTACGGTTCACGCAACTTTGTTCAATGAATTTTCTGAAACCACAGAATTAGATCAAGAAGGTGATCCTACTGCTCACGCACACAAAGTTACTATTGATAAGGGGGATCATACATTCGCTTTGAAGACAGATCCTCTTGAAATTTCTCCAGATGCGCTTACTACTACATTAAATTTAAGTGTAGATACATCAGCGTCTCTAGACAGTGTTTCATCTCCCTTCATTGTTTTAGAATATCTAATTAAAGTTTAAGAAATGGTAGCATCAACTCCACCATCTTATAGAAGTAACAGACCTCTATATTATACTGATAAAGCAGCAGATTCTGTAAATATTGGAAGTATTATTACTACTTTCAAGGCAATTGATGATGTTTACGATAACTCATATATTCCATTCACTCCATATGTAAAACAGAGTGGAGATGCTAACACAGATGTGAATCCAGAGTATCAGTTTCCTGGGTATATCTATTGTGATGGTGCAGAATATAATATCTCAGACTTTCCTGCACTGTATCAAGCTATTGGTAACGAATATGGTGGAGAACCAAAGCAAGCAATAACAATCACTGCGGGTGGATCTGGATATGATACTAATGACACAATTGTCTTTGATAGTCCTCCTGGATATGATGCAACAAACCCAGGAGCACTTCAAATTATTGAGGCAAACCTCACAGTAATAAATGGTGCAGTTACTGCAATTGTTGTGACAAAGTTGGGATTTGGATATGACCCAACAAATCCTCCTGGATTTACTATTAATGGTGTTGGAAGTGGAACTGGATTAACATTAGAATATAATTTCTCAGCATCAGGAGCTCTCCAAGCGATTTCTCCAGCAAATATATTTGATTATTGGGGTGATTCCAATCTTGGAACATTTAAAGTTCCTGATCTAAAAACGAGAAAAATTGTTGGATATGGTAATGTATATGGACCAGGAACTCCAACCACGGGTCTGCTAACTCTAGGTGTTGGTAATGATTATAAAGGAGGATCTTGGCTCTTAACAAAAGCAGCGCAAGGTGGATATTTTTCTCTAGGCACTATTACAACAACTGGATATGAGCAGGTTGTTGACTCTGCTTCTACTAGCATCATTGGGTCGCAGACAGTTCTCATTGAAATGAATGAGAAGAGACTCCAATCTGTTCCTCAACATACTCACTTTGTTTATCATAGTTCTGCATCTCAGGATCTAGCACATCCAGCTGGATATAGTGGTGACAGATATTTGGTGCAGTATAATAATGGTCAGAAATCACTGTATAGTTTTTTCCCAGTTGGTGGTCTTGCTTTTGAGCATAAACATGCACTACTAAAGCAACCATTATCTGACAATACAGTAGCAACATATGATCTTTTTGACTATGTTCCTGGTGCAAGTGGAACAGGATCTACAAAATGGGGATATGAAAATGATCAATATTACATGGCATCTGGTTCTCAGGGTGCTGGAACGTATGAACTGATAACTTATGTTCCTGTTACTGTATTCAAAAAGTTTAATAATTCTAGTAAAATTGGTGGTAGAACTGAATTTGCTGGTGCAACACCAATCATTGAATATAGTTCACAGAATTCATATACAGTCGCTGGTAATTATACTTTAGCAATGCCTGCAGCTTGGGAAACCATGCAAATTCTTGCAGCAGGTGGTGGCGGTGGTGGTTGTAGTGGAGACAATCAAGGAGGAGATGGTGGAGATAGCGTTGTACAAGTTGGTGATGGTTCTGGATTAACAATTACTGCTCCTGGTGGCGGTGGTGCATCACTTATTAATGGTGGTGTAGTAACTAATGCTCTTATAGAAGGAACAGATGCAGGTAATTTTGGTACAGTTGTAGATAAAGGTGCCGTTGGTGGATCTGGTTCTGCTGCTGGACCATTTTACATTAAAGATTATCCAGATAACCCAAGTACTGGTGGTGCGGGTGGCACTGTTTTAGCTGGTAATGATGGAGGGGATGGAGTTAATGCATATGTAAATATATCTCCTTACACGATTGACGACACACTCACTAATAACAGTGGTAGTATTGATATTGATTCCCAATATCTAATAACTAATATTACAATTACCCTTGCTGGAGCACAGGGTGTAAGCAAGGGTAATGCAAATGGTGGTAATGGAACTAATGGTGGATCTGGTGGTCAAGGGTCTAAATTAGTGTTGAGTGTGAAAAATCCATCCTCTGGATTTACTGCAAATTATACTAACGGACAGCAGGGTAGTGGTAAATCTGGTGGTGGCGGATTTGGTACTGGAGGAAGTGGAGGAAATAAGAATGGTAGCGGACAAAATGGTGGTGGCGGTGGTGGTTGTACTGCTATCAATATCGGTGGTGAGACTATAGCTGGCGCTGGAGGCGGCGGTGGCGGTGGAGGTTACGACGGTGGTAACAGTGATAATGGATTTGCTGGTGGATCTAATAACACACCTGGATGGAATAGTAACTCTCCACTATCAACTTCATCTAACCTATTCTCTGGTGGTGGTGCTAATGGTGGTAACGCTGGATGTAATGGCGGCGGTGGAGGAGGAGGAGGTGCTGGATGTGCATCTTCATCCTATACAGGCACTGGTGGCGGAAAAGGCGGCGGTGGTGGCGGTCCTGCTGGTCACGGTGGTGGAAAAGGTGGTGGTCGTGGTATGACATCATACAAGTCAAATCTTTTTGATCTTGTTAGTCAGAACTCAAATAATAGTGGTAGTGGATATACAGCATATAGTTACACTATAGATCAAAGTTATTGGACACAAGGTGGCGGAGGCGGTGCGTCTGGCAATTACATGTACGGAACTATTGATTCCGATGATATGACAACTAACTCAGGAAATATTTCTATTACTGTTGGTGCTGGTGGCAGTGGTGGTGGAGGTGGTGAGTCTGGCAATAGTGGTCAGGTACAAGTAAACTTTGGTGAAATTGTTGGATATGAGGGTGGAGTTTCTTCAGTTACTGTTGGTGATATTATTATTGCTGGTGATGAAGATGTTGAAATCTATGGAAACGGTGGTGGAACAGGTTCATCTGGTGGTTTTAAACTACCTACCACACAAGTTCCTGAAGTTGAAATCCTTGGTGGTGGAGGAGGAACTGGTGCTGCTGGAACAGTAACTGTTACTGGTGGAGTTGTTAATAGTATTTCCCTTACTTCTGGTGGAAGTAACTATACTGCTGTACCAGAGGTTAGAATCAAACATGGTGCTGGAACGAATGCTTATGCAACAGCAGAAGTAGATCAAGTTTCTAAGACTGTAACTGCGTTGAATTTATCAACATTGATAACACCTGCCACTTATACTAATTACGTTAAATTCCGTGGTGATACACAAGAAAGATTCATTGTTATCAAAGAGCATGATTGTACAAATGTAAATAGATTTGTTATTAAGGTTGCTCGTGGAAATGGTCAAAATGGTGGAAATACGCCAGAACATGGTGGTGACGAACTAAAGATCTATTGGAATTCAGATCAAAGTCTAAACTTCAGCAATTTCTTAGGAGTTATTGTTCCTCTAGCTGCTAATGATCCAGATTATACTGGTGTAAACTATGATGGCACAGGATCTGGAACTAATCCTACAAATTGGTATTGGTATGAAGTAATTCTTCCAAACAATGCCAAGACTGGTGCTACAAGATTTAAGATCGCTCAGGAAAGAAACCCAGGTGCGTCTACAAATGACAACGCTGGTGATACTGACCACTTTGGAATTTGTGACTTCATCTATGAATATGATGAGGTAACTGAATTAGTATTTGTTCCTGCTGATGGATCTATTCCAAAATCTGCAGACCAGTTGTCTTACACTGTTGAAGGAAAAGAGAATGCGACATATCCAACAGGCGCGACTGGATTGGATGCTACATTTACATTAAATTCTCAGAATCCACTTCTACCAACTGCTGCGATTGATCCTGATTATCCTATTCCATTGGTTGAATCATATCATCTCTGTAAGTATCTGATTAAAGCATTCTAAATACATCTGGGACCGTTTATCAAAGATATGTCTATCTCTAGTAATTCAACAGTTCCAGAGTTACTTCTGGAAGTGAACGTCATTAAAAAAGAAGTGAGGTATAGGAGTGTTACCAAAACAATCCCTGATACCTACTGGAAGGACGAGATATCTACGTTCTTGTATCCAACTTGGGATAGTGACAAAGACAAGTTAGTATTGTTTGGTTGGTACAGTAACAATACTTACATTGCTCAACGTCGTAAGTATTCTAAGAACTTTAAAACTGGTGAGTTTTACTGGAAAGATTATGAAATGGAGCAACTGGATGACTCTGCCAGTGCTGTCTTTGAAAAGTTTAAAGAAGCGTTCTTTCTTGTAGATTCGTTAGAAACACAGGAGTATGAGCAGCAATTTGCTAAAATTTATGCTGAAACTGCTTCAGTTAGTTGGTTAAGTGTTAGACTAGCACGTAATTTTCTCCTAGATGAGACCGATCATGTCTTTATTGGAGATTCTTCATATTCAGATGAAGACAAAGAAATGTATAGATCATATAGACAAAAGTTAAGAGATCTTCCTGCAAGTGTTTCATCTACAGACCCAGCAGATGTAAAATTTCCAATTGATCCTAAGTATTTTAAGGCAATTTGGTTGGAGAAAAATCCAGATACTGTATATCTTGACACAGCAGATCAATATATTACTTTATCATCACATTATTTCACTACATTTAGAGAGAAATTTGCATCATATTTGATTGTTAAGAGTATTAGTGAAGGAGTCTACTTCAATTCGTTTATGGATAAATTGAAGACAAGTGGACTTGTATGGAATGAAGAGCAACCTCTATGTGAACCAACACAAGAACAAAAAGATAAAGCAAAAACTCTTTTAGATACACTCTTGGCACAAGTTGAGGCAGAAGGAGAGTCATGATGGAAGTAATTAATGAATGGGAGTTGGTAGAGGTATACTGCCAAACTAAAAACAAATCTGTGGTTTATTTTAGAAACTCAAATATTGCTGCTGCTACTGATGCAAAGAAGCAGCAAGTTTGGGATTGGTATGCAGAGTTCACTGATGATGAAGTCCTTGATGCTATGAAAACCATGGGAACATGGGACATGGTTGTGTTTGATAACATTGATGTTGCAATTGCAAATGCAGGATCTTGGTTCCCTCCATTAGAGGATTGCCCAGATGCAGACTATTTCTGGGAGTGTCACGTCATCGGTCCTGATGGCGATTTTGAGTGGAGAAACAGAAATTCTGTCTCTTGACAACGCTTGACATAGATGCTAAGGTAATAAGACACCAGTAGAGCGCCATGCTTGAATTTTGTTATGAA